GGCTTCGACCGAAGCGGGACTTGAACTCTGGCTTGGATTCAATTTTCACCTTGAGGGAGCCAGTCTTGATCATGTCGTAGTTGCGGGCACACATCTCTTGGGCCAGATCTGAGCTGATCCCATAGATCTGCTTCGTCCTCATAAGTTCCTTACCCACAAACCATAACTCAGAAACACGGTTAACGTAGAGTTCCTCGCCGGTCAGTTGACTGTTCATAGAAACACGCTTATCAGACGCCTTCCCACCAAACGTGACACGCATGAAGTTGGGCGACCACTCACCAGCCAGCACGTCGCAGAAGGGTGCCCCCGCTCCAGTGGAGTCAACCGCCACGTTTTCAGGGGAAACGCCCCTTCTTTTACAATGGTCAACGATTTGTTGGACGATCTGGTAAGTGCGCGGAACCGCCTTATTTGTAGCGTCATCGTTCAAATGGAGCGCGTCCGTGAACTGGCAGACGTATTGCCCGTTCTTGGCATACCCTACTTCAGCAATCGACAGGATCGTCCGGTCTCCCCCATTGGTGAAAGCGGGGTCCACGCCCGCTACTGTTGTAGGCTCACCTTCCCAGTCTACCTGCCCCAGCGCCCCACTCTTCGATAACTCTGACTCCCCATAAATTCCGGTTGTTTCGTCACTGTCGAAGAATACGGCCCGAATCATCCGCATATACCCACGAGATGTTGGCCCCAGCAGGAGGCGGTGCTCTTCCAGTTTGGCGGCGGTCGGGAGCCAAGGATACTTGGTCTCCCCTAATAGTATGTTTGGACTGCGTTCGCCGTCGAGCCGGATATAGTTGCCACCCCACTTGGTATCCCATCCGTCAGCAGTCTGGATGTCTACTGAGTCCCATCCGTCTTTTGGTTCTGACCATACTCCGAAGGCATCAAATCGGCTGTTTGGGTTAGACATCCCAATAAGCTGAAAGGACGGGTTCTTGGACAGGTTGGTCAAACCCGCATTCAGGATAGCCTCTGACAACTCAGCCAGCTCGTCACCAATCAAAATTACCCTTTTTTGCTTTATTCCGATGAATTTACCAACGGCCTCGCGAGTCTTACTCTTTTCAGCAGCGATGAGCGAAAGCCCTGCTCGTTCGATAAGAGTATCTTTCTCATCAACATAAGCCGCATTACCTATTGAATCCCGCACCCTGATTGGTGCGCCCTCAATCACAGACAGGAGGGACATAACACTACCCCAGATACGTTTACGGGCTTCGCGTAGGGTGGTGGAAGTCATCAAGACCAGCGTGTCGCGTGGTTGTGACAGCCAGTTGATGATACCCCAAGCTGCCATCGTGTGTGATTTTCCAGATGAAGCAGACCCCCCAATCGACAGGTATTTATTCTTCAACGCGGCGCGAATCATCTGTTCAGCCCAAGGATGGCGCACCATCATGGGTTCGGGCAGATCCTCGTGGTTCCATAGCTCGTCACACAGCCGCCAGAAGTAATACTCCTTTGCGATTACTTTCGGATGGTGTGCAAATCCATAAAGCAGGGCCGTTACCAAACTGGTAGGCGGGATCAATAACCCACCTACGTCTAATTTTTTTGTTTTTGCGTCAATACGCGGCTCAAGAACGCGCTTGCGTTTATTTGGGTCGGAGGGCATGATTAAATCAGAGCCAACTTTACTGTTTTCAGAATGGGGGACAAGAACGAAGGAAACAACGAAATCGTCCAAGAGGCATTGCGGATGAATGCGGAGGGGATGACAAACGCTGCTATTGGTAGGCGGTTGGGAGTTCACCAAGGGACTGTTCGCCGGTGGTTTCGCAAACTTGGCCTGCCACCAAAGAAGGCGGGTTTCAAATTACCCGACAAGGGTGCAGACAAAGACAAGCTCAAGGAAGACCTTGAAGTGCATCTTGAAGAGATGACTCAGGAAGCAGCAACTGAAGCAAAACTTACAGCTTCAAGAGAAGAGGACAAGATCCTCGCGGAAATAGCGGAGTCGCAGAACTCGCCCGCCGACAAGTACCAGCACTACGTCGCGGCAGCAGGCATCAAACTACTACGAGACGGCATGAGGTCTATTAAGGGGCCAAAGACCGTCCGAGAGATGTCAGAGCTAGATCAACTTATCAGACGGAACCTTGGCTTGAATGCCAAGACAGGTGGCGGCGGGAGCCGTATGCAGATCGATATATCGATCCTCAACAATTCCAAAGCTGACAAGGGAGACGGCTCGCTGGACAAGATGAAGGGTAAAACCATAATCGATGTGGACAGCGATGGCAGTGTGGCATGATAGGTTTAGTTTAGATTTTGACGGTCCAGAGGACACAGAGGGACACCTTTCCCTGACCCTCTTGAGCGAGTTATCTGAAGCATACATGGGGGTAGTTTACCATTCCAACGGACCCCCCATAGCCTGTTATAGTCATCCTGTTGCGACCGCGATCCTTTCGCATAACTGGAATATCTCCCCCCGCGCAGCGTCAAATCTAATTGACTATCTAGCAGAAAACACTAAAGGTAAGTCCGCTCCCGCTTTCCTCAAGTCTTAGAATGTCCGATGTACCCCCAGAGACAGCTCATCGAAGATCCTCTAGTGTTGCGCCGGAAGGACTTGGGGGAAAATAAATTCACTTACCGAGTTACCTTAGCTAAAGGAGCATACTTCAGAGTGGCTCCCTCCACATGGAAAGAAGTTCTTTTTATCCGGCTACTGGAAAAGGGCCACACCCTTGAAGTCCCCGCTGATGGAGACGGCCTACTTATCAAGGACTCAGCCATCCCCCAACCACCCCCACGATGAACACCGAGCAACTCCTCCGCATCCACGAAGAAACGTCCGAAGCTGCGCGGGACATAATGCGGCAGAAAAACTCCGACTACACCGGAGGCTCTGGCGCAACGGATGCGCTGGCAAACTTCAAGGCATCCCTGTCCTTGAACCTGCACCCTGTAACCGGACTCCTGCTTCGTGTGCAGGATAAGCTCATGCGTATTCGCTCGTTCGTGGCCGATGGTGAATTGCGCGTGGTCAATGAGTCAGTGGAGGATGCCTGCGACGACATCGTCAATTACGCCATCCTGTGCAAAGCGTTGTTGCGGGAGGAAGCGGAGAGCAAAAAGACGCCGCCCCCCGACACTTCCAAAGACCCTTTCCGGTTCACTAACACCCCCGTTGAACTGACCCACATCGAAACCCCCCAGTGATCGTTGGAGTTGATAACGGGCTGGACGGCGGGCTGTGTGCTATCGCCCAACTCGATGGGAGCCTTATCGACAAGACCGCGATGCCCTGCCAACAGCGCAGCAAGAAGCGGGAGGTAGACATCCGTAAGGTTAATGAATGGTTATTGGGATTCAACACGCCCTTTGTGCTCGCCATCGAAGAACCATTGGCCCATGCGAAGAGTTCGCAAGCGGTGCGCTCTATGGCTATTTCATTTGGCAAGCTGCTGGGTATGGCCGAGTGCAAGGGCTACACGGTGGCCCGCATTAGTGTCCATAAATGGCAGCGCAAAATGCTGGGGTTCACCCCCAAGGGAAGAACCAAGCAAGTGGCATTAGAGCTGGCCCAGAATCTGGAGCCCTCAGAAAACTGGTTGAAGAACAAGAGGTGCAAGGTTCCACACGATGGGATTGTTGATGCGTTTCTGATAGCCCACTACTACCGCTCTGGGCTAAAAGAAAAAAACTGATTTGTGTTGTCTGCTGGAGCACCTTGTGGTAAAGCCACTCTCCGTGCCCCGCTACACTAGACCAGAACACGTCGAAAAGTTCTTTGAACAACACGACATACCCGTAGCAGACAAGCCCTCCTTCTACTGGAAAGCAATCCAGCCCGCTTTTGAGTTGGGCTTCAATGTTGGAGTGTCCCCCGCAGGAGACATAGTCGTCTTCACCCCACACCAGCATCGTAAGATCTACCGTGGGTTCAAACAGACTAAGTACCATCTGGGGATGGTGCTGATGCACGCAATGTTGAACAACCCACTACACTAACTAATGAAAACGCTTTTCCCAAAACAACAGGAAACACATGACTTCTTTGTTGAACAACAACAAGTGGGTAATTGCACCTGTGACACCTCGCACACAGGGATAGGTAAAACCGTCGTTGCATGCCAGATGGCCCTGACCCTTGGCAGACCTGTAGCGGTCATATGTCCCAAGTCGGTGATTCCCTCATGGGGGCGCGAGATGAAGGAAACAGGGTTATCCCCCCTCTTCATTCTAAACTACGAAAAGCTGCGAACAGGGAAGACCCCCCACATGTCCAAAAGGGGGAAGAAGTTCATGCGATGGTTATTGCCTAAAGGGACTCTTGTCTTGGTAGACGAAATACATAAATGCAAAGGACCATACACCCAGAACGCACAACTGTTGATCTCCCTAATACAGCAGGGCTACTCAGTGCATGGGATGTCGGCTACCGCCTCTGAAGACCCAACTGAGATGCGCGGGCTGGGGTTCATGCTAGGGTTGCATTCCCTGAACAAACCAGTAAACGAGCTGCATAGTTGGTATTCATGGATGCTCCGAAACGGGTGTGATCAAAATGAATGGGGAAAATGGGAGATGACTGATCCAGACTACCTGCCCTTCCTGAAGGAGGAAATGTATGAAAAAAATGTAAAGAAACTGACAATCGCGGACTTCCCCGATTCATTCAAAAAGAACAGAGTGATCATGGACCCTCTTGCATTTAGCAATGGGAAACAAATAAGGGCCGCTTATGAAGAAGCAGAAGTCACGCCAGAGATTATCCGCCACTTTATCGAGCACGGAACCGTGGAAGATAGCGAGCATGTGCTCACAAAAATATTACGCGCCCGACAACTAGCGGAAGCATTCAAGATTCCTGACCTAGTAGAGATGGCGGAAGACCTGACGCTAGAGGGGAAGAGCGTGGTTATCTTTGTTAATTTCTCTGACTCAGTCCAGACACTGTGCCAGAACCTGAACTGCGATAGAATCCAAGGTGGCCAATCCGTTGAAGAACGGCAAGAAGCTATTGATAGATTCCAAAACGACGAGAAGCACATCCTCGTAGCCAACATTGCGGCGGGGGGAACGGGCATTTCCCTGCATGACACCAAGGGAAACCGGCAGCGGGTATCGATCATATGCCCGTCATTCTCTGCCAAAAACCATCTACAGACGCTGGGCCGCATTCACCGCAACGGAGCCAAAAGTGATGCAATCCAGAAAGTAGTTATCGCCCACGACTCCATCGAAGAAGTTGTCATGGACTCCATCACAAACAAGATAAAGAACCTAAATACCCTCCACTAATATGAACACACCAGACCACTCATCCAGAGGACACGCTGAATTCTCCCCCTCTTCCCTGAAGTACGTCGCCGCTTGCGCGGGATACGAAGGGAAGAGTGGGACTTCTGCTGCCGCCGAAATGGGAACCCGCATCCACGAAGCACTGGAAGTCCGTGACCCATCCGCCCTCCACAATGAAAAAGAGACAGACATCTACGACCAGATCGTGGAGATGGAAGCGGACTTCATGGGTAACTTCCCGCCCGTGAAGGAAGAACACAACGAGATCCAAGTTGATGTTGCGCTAGACGGGACAGAAACATGGGGAACCTGTGATAGATTTCTGATCGTGGCAACTAACGGGAGCGAATTTCATTTGCCGTCCGATGTAGCTGTGATGGCCGACTACAAAACGGGTATCAGTATCATCGACCCGCCTGAACATAATTGGCAGGCAAAGGCTTATGTGGTCGGGGCTTTCCAGAAATTCAAAGACATCAACAAGATCATCTTTGTCTTTTATGTTCCGCAGCATAACGACTGCCTGCACCACACCTTTGATCGCAGTGATCTACCCGCTCTAGTCGAAGATCTCAGCATCGTCATCAAGCAGGGCGAAGAAGTTCGGCCCAAGTGGGCCAAAGGGGAGATAGACCTCAAGGACTGCACCCCGACTCAATACTGTCGGTTTTGCAAACACGAAGACGCCTGTCCCGCGCTGGGTGGGCTGGTCATCGACGTAGCGAAGAAGCTCGACTCCACTATCCCAGACGTGGATCTGGAGAACATTGACGACCCTGCCCGTTTATCGGAACTCTTCAACATTGCCAAGATCGTGGAGAACTGGGCTGCGCGTATCAAGGAACGGGCGAAAGAAGTAGCCCTGAGTGGGGTCAGCCTTGATGGGCTGAAGTTGAGGTCTATGGGCAAGGCCCGAAAGATCACTGACAACGAAACGCTTACGCGAATAGCGGAAGAATTCGGGGTCGAGCCGACCGCTCTGTTAGAGCAGGCCAATTTTTCACTTTCTAAGATCGCAAAACTCGTTGGCTCTCAGGCAGAACGAGGCGAGAAGAAAAAAATAGAGCGTAATTTCATTGACGCTTGTGACGAAGCAGACATCATCCACACCTCTGACGAACGATTCTCAATCGTGAGTCAATAACCAAGAACCAAGAACCAAGAACCAATGAGCAAGAAGAAAGAAGAAGGGGACTTAGCAGTCGCAGAGGCCCACCACCACAAGTCAGAACTCGCTGCTGCTAACGCCAGCGGAATCACCATCTCCTCTACTGACATTGACGTGCCTCGCGTAAATGTCGTTCAGAAGACAAGTGAGATTGACGCCCCCTTGGGGGCCGTTGTTCTCGACAAACAACATGTGTTGGCTGAAGCAGACGAAACGATCCCCGTTGCTGTTCTCTCCGTCCTAAAAGGGTGGCGGGAGAACATCGACTATGACAGTGACGAAATCCCTCAGATTGCATACTCGCAAAAAGAGGCAGATGATATCAAAGCAACCTCTGAGTATGACATGCTTGAGTTCGCTGAGATAACCATCCTGTTCAAACAACCGGAAGGTTCGGACAACGATGCGGCATACCCGTTCCCGATTGGGGACGACAATTATGCCATCGGGCGGCTTAACACCGCCAAGGATGCTTACCGCCAGACGTTCAAGCGTCTCGCTACGTTCGCAGCATTCAACCCGAAAGCATCGTTGCAACACAGATTGTGGGACTTTAAGAGTTCCCTGATCAGCCGTGGAAAATACTCGTGGTTCGCGCCATCTCTGTCTATCCGTCAGGACGAACCTACGGATGATGTAAAAACCTTCGTAGGAGCCTTCTCGTAATGGAGGCATTTACAGAATGCGGGGATAGTCCTCTGGCAGCGGAGCATTTCAACGGACTTCTTAATGAAGAAGTTCAAATGATTAACAGCACCATTGCTGACATGGAGGATAAAGTTCAAACAGCTTGCAGGGCTTTACGGAAACTAGAATGTGTCCGCGAGGCTTTGCAGAACCAAATCAGGTCAAATGAGGAGCAGCTCAAACTTGGCCTTGATGACGAGTAACTAACCCTTAAACCCGCTCCGGCCCATTTTCCACCGGAGCGGGTTTTTCCTTATGATCACATGGAGACCTATGCCTTGGACTTTGAGTCCTACTACGACAAGAGCTGCTCAATCAGGCGGCTAGGCCCACTGGGATATTTTTCTCACCCAGATTTTGACGCCTACATGGTGTCCGTCGTTGGCAACAACGACTACCAATTCGTCGGGCACCCTAAAGACTTTGACTGGGGTATCCTCAAGGGGAGTCGTGTGTTATCCCACAACGCATCGTTTGACGAGACCCTGTATTTCTTCGGAGTCGAAAAGGGGTGGTGGCCCAGTGTTGAATTCGCTGAGTGGCAATGCACAGCAGACATGGCTGCGGCTTGTGGGCTGCCCCGTTCACTGAAGAACGCAACAGCAGAAGCCTTCGATCTGAAAATCTCCAAGACCACTCGCGACAACATGGCCGCGAAGCGGTGGGAGAACATGCCGGAGGATTTCCAGAAGGAGGTCAGCGAGTATGCTCTAAAAGACTCTGTGCTGTGTCTCAGATTGTGGCAGGAATACAAAGACAAGTGGCCTGACCACGAGAGACTAATCAGCCTGACCAACAGGAGGATTATCCAGCGCGGGTTGCCGATGGACGCCGACCTCCTCAAGGAGCAACTGGAGACCATAAACCAGAGGCTCTTTGAAGCGGAGACAGCTATCCCTTGGGCAGGGGAGAAGCCTCTGTTAAGCAGAGCCGCTTTTGACGAAGAGTGCTACAAGCACGGGATTGAACCCCCCAAGTCTCTCGCCCAGACTGATCTGGATACCCAAGAATGGCTGAGACAACACGGGTATAAGCACACATGGGTGGGGGCCGTTACAAACTGGAGACGTATTAACGCGCTCAAGAAAAAGCTGGAAGCCTTCGATTACGCTACCTTACCAGATGGCCGCTACTATGGTGGCCTGATGTATTGGGGTGGGCATACAGGACGCTTCTCTGGCAGTGGCGGGAACCTGAACCTTCAGAACCTTCCCCGCGACGAGATGTTTGGGGTGAATCTGCGCCACATGATTCGTGCGCCCAAGGGTAAGAAGCTCGTCGTAGTTGATCTATCCCAGATCGAGGTGCGGACGTTATGTTGGCTTGCGGGGGATCAGGCGACACTGAATGAGATCGCTAAGACAGAGGACATCTACGAGGCATTCGCTATTAGGATGGGGATGTGGTCAAAAGATAAAAGGCCGCTGAAAGAGACAGACCCCAAGAGGAGGCACAAGGTGAAAGCTATTGTGCTTGGTTGCGGGTACGGCGCGGGGGCAAAAAAGTTCTCTGAGATGTATGACATGCCGAAGGGAGAAGCAAAGGCAGCGGTAGATCTCTATAGAGAAAGGCTTTCTGCTATCCCTAAATTCTGGCGCAAGATCAACAGCACGTTGAGGTCATGTTACAACACAAGGACTCCATACGTCGCTCCCCTCCCTTCGGGGCGCAATATCAACTATGGCAGGATAAAACTGGTTCTGCAAAACGAACGGTTCAGCCATCAGGCGATTGTCAGCCGCAATGGTAAGAGACTGCCCATGAAGCTGTGGGGAGGTGTCGTAGCAGAAAACCTGTCGCAAGGACTTGCGA